GACCATAAAGTCCCAAGTTAGAATACAACCCTCTAACTCTGGTAATGAACAGAATGGTAAAAATGCAAGACATGGGCCACGACCTTGCACACTATCTAATAATGTTTGATATCTTAGGTTACTTGTAAAGATATGTTTTTGTTCTGGTCTTAATTCTTGCCAATCGTTTCTATCTTTCTGTAAAGATACTTCTTCTGGTCGCCAGAATAAACCTAATTGATGATTATTTAATTTATCAAAGATAGGATATTTGTAAGTATCAAATCTTTGTACTGCATTGTCCTCACCAAAGAACATTGGTTGTTTTGTGAAATCTACACTTGCGTCTTTATTATATACACTCTTGCCCATTTATATTTTACCTTTCTTATAATAGTCTTTGTGTCGATAGTATAAATCTTTTAGACTTTCTACCTCGCTGTCTTTGTTTAATAACTCTTTAAACAAATCTTTATTTTTACTCCATTCTCTACCAGTCCACCACTCAAAACCATTATAGTTGGACTTATATTCACACACTTGTTCGTAAGCGTATGATGAATAATAATATTGAAACTTCATGTCTCTATACATATTACATTCAAAATTTTGAGCAAACTTGCCCATATTTAATTCTGGTGTTTCATAGTCCCAAGCAAATTCGCCTGCAACCACAGATGTGCCATATTTAGTAAGTTGAGTATATGCAATAATATTATTATTGTGCCAATAAATAAAATGGTCTTTGTGTCCATATTCTTTATCAACTAACTCACTACCGTGGTCATCATAACCTTTGTGTTTACAATATTTTTTAAATATTAAATCACATTCATACTGCCAAGGGTTACCTTCTGGATAATACTTACCAGTAATTTCTTTCTTCATGTATTGCCTATGTTTCTTTTTCACATGAAACTTTTGTAGGTCAATACGGGTTGTTCGTGCCTGTATCCAAAGTTGTTTATCTGTTTCGTAAAAGAAAGCGTCCATAGGTGTCCAACCTTTATCTAACGCCACCTCTTCTTCGTTTGGTTCAACTTCCGCTAATGCAAGTCCGTAGATAATATCATACTTTGTTGTATTACCGTATATGTGGTCATAAAATATTTTCACCCTTTGTCTTTATTGTTTACAGGTCCAATAGGTGTTTCTTCAACATTAAATACTTCTTCACCTTCTCTTTCCCATTGTGTAAAATAACTATCGTCTGTAATTGTATCTTCTCTAGTATTTTCAACAGTATAATAGTTTTGATCAATAAGATAACCTGGATTACCTGTCAATCTCTTTTCCATAAATGCGTCATCATACCAGATACATCTATTGTTAGGATAGGCAAAAAAGTTACCATCGTCCATTCTAAACATATGGGCACATTTATGTTCTGGATCTTCACTAAAGTTTACATCTAACATCGCCGCTTTGTTCTCATGGGCAAAGTCAATTGTGAACATGTAAGTACCTTTTCTTTTAGTGCCATGCCAATCAACTAATTCTGCTCGACAATTTGCAAGTCTATTTCTTCTATTAACATCTACATAATTAGAAAAACAATCCCAGTACATATGAATATTTAAATTATGTTTTGGTGCGTCTTTCTTCCAAACAAATGCATTGATTGGTCGTCTTGTCCAGTTTACACCATTAGGTAGTAAACATTCAAAAAGTATTGCTCTTCTTTCCATACAATTAACTGTGTGTACATCAGCAAAAGTAAAATCACCATGACCTTTAGTATGATTAAACAAATATTCATTTCGAATATATGCACTAAATGGTGGTATATTATGATTTAAAAATGGCATATTTCTCTCCTATATTGCACACGCCTCACAATATTCATCATATTCTTCCTGTGTATTAAATTCACTTCTTGCTTTTAATTCTTGGTCTCTATCACCAACATTATGTTGTGGTTCATCATTATCATTTTTACCATCATAAGTGTTTTGATAATAAGAAGTTTTCCAACCCATCTTATATGTAGTGAGTAAGTCTCTTGCCATAACAGATACTGGCACTTGATTGCCTTCATATTGTTCTGGATTGTAAGACCAGTTACCAGATATTGCTTGATCAAAATATTTCTGCATTACTGCAACAACATTTATATAACCTTCATTACCTGGCATATCCCATAGTAATGTATAGTAATTTTTAAGATTAGGGTACCCTGGTACTATTTGTTTGAGTGGTCCTTTTTTACTTTTCTTAACAGATAAGAAGTCTCTAGGCGGTTCAATACCATTCGTTTCATTACATACCACAGAGGAACTTTCACTTGGCATTTGTGCTGATAGTGTCGAGTGGCGTAATCCGTGTTCCTTGATACTCTTTCTAATAGTAGACCAATCATAACTCAACTTTCTTTTAACTATACTATCAACATCTTTTTTGTAAGTGTCAATAGGTAGTATTCCGTCTGAATATTTAGTCCTGTCAAATTTTGTACAAGGTCCCTTTTCTATTGCAAGTTGATTAGATGATTTCAACAGATAGTATTGGAATGCTTCTGTCCATTCATCTAGTAAATGCCATGCCTCTTTACTGTTATATTTGACTTTGTTCTTTGCCAGAAAATGTGCAAGACCAATATAACCAATACCTAAACTTCTTCTTGCCTTAGTTGATAATTCTGCGGCATTGACTGGATAGTTTTGTAGGTCAATTAATTCTTCTAAACCTCTTACAGATAAATCACATAAGTTTTCTAAATCTTCTTTTTTACTTACTGCACCTAGATTGATTGCACTTAATATACATAACGCAATCTCACCCTCACCATCTATGTGTTGTAATGGGTCTGTAGGTAAAGTAATCTCTTGGCATAAATTAGACATAAAGACTTGATCTTTGAAACTAGAATGAGTATTTGTGTGGTCAATATTCATAATATAGATACGACCAGTTTCTGCTCTTTCTTTTAGTATTGCACCAAATAATTCTTGTGCCTTAACTTTGTTCTTTTTAATCTTTGTAGATCGTTCAAACTTTTCATACATTTCATCAAACTTGTCTGTACCATATGCCTCATATAAACCTGGTACCTCATGTGGTGAAAATAAAGTAATTTCTTTATCTTCAATAAATCGTTTGTAAAATAATTCTGATATTTGTATTGAGTAATCTAACTTTCTAACTCTATTGTCTTCCGTACCTTTATTGTTCTTTAAAACAATAATATCTTCTATCTCTTGGTGCCAGATTGGAAAGTGTACAGTAGCACTACCACCTCTAACGCCATTCTGGGTGCAACACTTAACAGTTGCCTCAAACTTTTTAAGAAACGGTACAACACCTGTATGTTGAACTTCACCACCTCTTATTCTGGAGTTGATGCCGCGGATTCTGCCCGCATTGATTCCAATTCCCGCCCTCTGAGCCACATAGCGACCAATGGCCATATCACTAGAGAAAATACTAGGTAGAGTATCGTCAGTATCAACCAAAACGCAACTAGCAAACTGGCGAAGAGGAGTCCTAACACCAGCCATAACGGGCGTTGGTATGTTGATAAGATGTTGCGAAATCGCATTGTAATATTTTTTAACATAGTCCATCCTTCTTTCTATATCGTAGTTTCTAAATAATGTTGCCGCAATCATCATATACATGAATTGTGGCGTTTCAAATATTTCACCTGTACTTCTATCTTGTACAAGGTATTTGTCCACAACTTGTCTTAAACCTGCATATGAGAATAAGTAATCTCTTTCATGTTTTATATACATGTTCATTTCTTCAATTTCTTCGTTAGTGTACCAAACAAGAAATTCTTTATCATATACACCTACATCAATACATTTCTTTATATGTTCTAATAATGTAGGGTGTTCCCAAAGTCTGTGGTGAAGACCTTTACGGAGAGAGAATAAAAGTAATCTTGCAGCCACATATTGATAGTTAGGTTTGTCTAATGAGATTAAATCACTTGCACTCTTAATTAATATTTGTTGAATTTCTTCCGTGGTCATCTTATCATAGAATTGCATGCCACTATTCATTTCTACTTGGGATTCACTAACGCCTGACAATCCTTCGCAAGCATAGTGAACCATACTATGTATTTTTTGTATGTCCAGAGGTTCTAAGCCCCTACCGTTTCTCTTAATAACATTAATACTATCTGGGCTCATTAAATCTCCTTCCAATCGTTTAACTTATGTTGTGCTGATAATTTTGAAAATGTGTTATTATCTATAATAGTTTGTATCTCTACCTGAGACATATCTGCCATAATCATATCATTAATATCTTTATGTTTCAATGATTTAGGAAAGATACAAATATTTTTGTTTAAAAAAATTAATTGTTGCATTTTATCAACAATTTGTTTGTTGCGTGGTTCATTATCAAAGATATACACAGCATTTTTCAATGACATGTTTAAATCTGCACCTGCAACGGCGATACAGTTTGGGAGGAACAAACTATCTATTGGACCTTCAACAACATAAACCTTTCTGTTTATATCTACTTTGTCTAGGCCAAATATTCGCCTTTTGTTCTCATCTAACTTGATGGTAATATACCTGGGTTCTTCTTTACCAAAAGCACGCCCTTGAAACGCAAACATTTTACTGTCTACGCCAAAGAAAGGCAGGACGACCCGTGGGTGATCCATAGAGTTGACTAGACTACTTTGGAACTTATTTGGTATCAAAGAATTGACCCAGGCATAAAATTTTGGACAAAAATAAATTCTATCCAAAAACTTTGTTAATCTTCTTTTTTCTGCGAATTGTAATGCAGGATGGTCTTTCTCTAATCTATCAAATCGTGTAAGACCTTTTAACTTGTTATCATCAAACTTAACAGGTTTGAAATTATATTCTATTGTTTTTGTTTTACCACCTTTATACTTCTCTATGACATATTGTTTGTATAATTGTGGGTCGATATATTCTATCAGTTTACCAAGTGTGGTACCTTTAGAACAATTGTGGCACTTATAAAAGTATTCGTTCTTCATTGAGTAAACGAAGCCTCGTGCCTTAGATTGTTTCTTTTGACTATCACCACAATACGGACATCTAAAGTTGTATAGATTATTAGATTTCTTTTTAAATCTTTCTAATCGTGGTGATAGTGTGAGTAGGTATTGAATATCAAGCATAGTCTGAAACATTATCAAATTGTATTTCTATTTGTCCGGTTCTACTTCTATATACATCACCAGCAAGAATTGTATAATCACCTTTCTCATAATGATTTTCAAACCAAGTCTTCATAGACATGCACAAATCGTTATCGTTCCAGTCATCTTTATTTAATGTAGTAATCACAGCAAATATTTTTTTACAATCATTATCCCAAACAGTAAGTAAGTGATCATGTGGATTAATTCTTTTGCAACCTTGTCCACCAGAGAACTTTGTTTTAGCGGCACTACCTGCATAAGAAGAACATTTAACTTCTAGTCTCTCATGTTCATATCCTTCTTTACTTATACCAGGGAACTCTACATCTGGATGTCCAGTCTTCATTCTAGGTGTTCTTGCAAGTATACCAGATTTATCAAATGCCATTGCGGCAGCGGACATAAAGAAGTTTGATACTGTGCCAGATAAATGATTTATCTCTATACCAAACTCGTCTGATGTGATTGGATTCAAACCGTTCATTTTAATATTTAAGAATTGATTTGTGGCGTCAAGTGCCCAAGTCATAATATTCTTTTTGATATCAGGATTCTTGTCCATATGATTATAGAAATCAAATCTATCAGGGTCTGCTTTTAGAACTGGTTTACCTTGTTTAGTTAGATTGTTTGCTTTTGCAAGTGATATAACATCATTGGCAACTTTCATTAATAACTTTTTATCAAAGTCATATATTCTAATCATTTGTCTAAATGATTTAGGTTGTATACCTCTTTCCATTGCAAAGGCATTAATCATCTTGTTAGAAAATGCTTTACCATATTCTTTGAAATATGCAAGGGCTTTTCTTTTATATGTTCTAACTGCGGTAATAGGATTACTTTCGTCTCTCTTACCGTCAAGGTTATATTTCTCTAATTGTAAATATTGTTGATAATCTGATAATGTTGGATCGTATCTAGTTGGTGATACTTTTGCATAAAGAAACTTGAATTTATTTTCTTCAGCACCCCATGATCTAAAGTTACCAGACATAATCGTGCCTGTTGCAGGACATACTTCGATAGCAGTATGGTTAGGATAACCATGTTCATTGTAGTGTAACTGCATAGAGGCGGCAAGTGTGTTAATTTCACTTATATGTTCGTCTCTAGGATATAAGTCTTCATTAAGAGGGTGTCTCTTAACATCTTTTAGATAAACTACGGTAACTTCATTACCATGGTTATCTTTTATGGTTGAAAATATATTAGTCATATATTGCCTTTCTTGTTAAATTATGTTACCATAATACACCAAAAAGGCATAAATGTCAAGCGTTTTTATAAAGAAAGTTACAGGTGCGACAGGTTGTCGCAGCCTTTACATAGATTGACTTAATTTTCTATTTTCTTTCCATAGGTATTCATCAAGGGCACTCTTCCAGTTCCTTCCATACTCTGTCCTAAAATAACGGACCAGATTTGGATCCACATGACTATAATTATCGCCATCATAGATAAATGAAACGCGGAATGAATTAATGAAATTTTGTATGAGTTGTACCATTTAGTTTTTCCTTTCATATTTAGCATACTATAATATATAACATAGTTTGCCGTAAAAGGACAGCATTACTTCCATATACTTGGTATTCGTTACACGCATAATAATACTACATTTAGTATGTGTTTTGAAGATACTATAAATTTACAAAATTTACTGTATGACCTTTTTAGATTGTAAATGTTTGTAAAGACTTGTAAACTTTTTTTGTAAAATTTGTAAAGTGATTTGTTAAATATAGATATGGATATATTAAAAGAAAAATATGATTGGTCTGGAGTTTATATGGACTGGAATGAGAGATACGGTTGGCACTTAACCAAAGAAGTTACTACTCATACTCCCGTTCACTATGAAGCCCAAGAGAATGGCACCACCAATGATGAGCCATCTCCATCGCTCCAAGATTCCAACTCTAGTATCTAGTTTATTTTGCACTTGGTCTATTGCCTCTCGTAAATTGCGACTTTGTGTTGTAATCCTAGAATGTAGGTCTTTCAAATCATCTTCCCATTCACGCCTTCTATCTTCAAGCATAGCGAATAGGTCGTCTTGTGAGGTATCAACTCTACGAAGTTTTTCCTCATGTACTGCCAACATAGATTTTATGCCAGCAGAAATATCTGTTAACTTTGTGATGGCGTCATCTAATCTATTATGAACCACTTGTGTGGTTTCTCTATCTGCCTTTAAAACGGCAATATCTTTAATCAGTTCCTTGATTTGATTCCCGTTCTCCATCTTCGTAATACTCCTTGTAACTTAATATTATTTGTTGTTGTTCATATAGTTTATTACGAATGTCAGCAAAGTTTAAAGATAGTTTTTTATACCCTTCGTCTGTAACTGCAAACAGGGCATAATCACCACCTTCTGCTTTCACTTTCTCCATAACTTCATCAACATTATCTTTTGTTACCACAATCCACTCTACATCAACAAGTGATAGTGGTTCTGGCATTGGTAGATCCAATGGTTCTCTTTTCTTTTCTATTTTGTAACTTTGTAATTCTTTTACAGCCAGTCCTGCACACCCGTTAAGGAGTAGGCCAAAAAGAAGGACACTCCCTATTAGGCGTACCATTTAATTCTTCCTCCGTCAAAGGCGACCCACTAGCAATTTCTACACATCTAGCGGCACTCTTACTCGCCCCATTAATTATTCTTTCAACCAGACCTGGTTTGTTTTCTGCAAGATTACCAATATCATGTTTACCCAATCTCTTTGATAAATCTTGTTTGTCTTTTTGTAACTTTGCGTTTTCTTCTTCTAACTTGTTAAGAGTTGATCTAATCTTTTTAAAATCTGCTGCCTGACTTTCTATAACTTGTTTCTGGTCTGCAACTGCGGATTCTAATTTGATTGCATTTGCTTTGAGTATTTGATTATCTTTTTGTAGTTTCTGTACATACCAGTAACCACCACCTGCACTCGCAAGTATAAACAAAACCAATCCTATTTTCAAACTACTAAACATTACTGTTTATCAAATTTTTCTAGTTGTTCTATTCTTTCCTCTAAATCGTCTATCTTCTTTGTAATTCTTGGATATCTTTTACGCCATGCATTTGGATCATTTTGTAACCATGTCCAACCCCAGCGATTAACAAGATACTCTAATGTGCCATCCATTTTACTAACTGCCCATGTTGCCAGTTTTGTATCTTTGAACCAAAACAAAAATGCGGCACCAAGTAATGATCCTGCGATTGCGGTATAAATCCACAATCTGTTAGTCAACATGTCTGTAATTATTTCTGCCATTCTTTTCTACAAAAATTATAATATGCCTCAATACTGTGATCACTAAAACCATCTATTTTTAATTTAGTGAAACCTCTAAGTGTGCCTTTGATCCATTGTTTGAACATATACCAACGACTAAAGTTTGTTGATACATTACCATTTACATCAAAGTATATAAAATTACCACCATCACCAGATACATGTTTATACCCTAGTATCTCAAATGGCACTCTAGTTACTATGTCGTTGTTATTTCTGTATCTATATCTTTCTGTTGTTTTAAAAGATTGTACAAACTTTTTACCACCAACTCTTGGTGATCCGTAAGTATATAAGTGAGTTGTAGTTGTATTCCATCTACTTGCGGCAAGTGTTGCTAACGCACCACCTAAACTATGCCCGGTAAAGAATACATGTTCTTTCTTTTGTGCTGATAACCACTTTGATACATTATCCCACACTTCGTTTAATGCGTCTCTAAATCCTCTATGAACAAATCCAGTAGGACATTTTACTCGTCTTATTTTTAAATCTGCTTTGATGTCTGACCATTGTGTAGGTTCTGTGCCTCTAAATGCCACACAAGCAATCGCACCGTCATTCCAACAGTAAACTTGTGTGCCGTCTACATCAAATAATACTGCTTCTGGGTCAAATTGTTTTTGAAATGCCCCTAAATCTTTGTATGCTGTCATTGACGCCATTGCCATAATTGTAGCATTTTGCCAATTGTGTTCTTTTGTTAGTCCCCTCATTTCTTTTTCCTTGCTATTATGTTCATTGGTGTATATGTGCCAAGTCCTGGTCCTTTTGCTGCCTCTTTCTTTTTCTTACTTGCGTTCAAAGCAAATGCAGGTCTAGGATATGGTGATTTCATGTTACCAATATCTGCTATAGGTCTAAACTGATCGACAGGTATATATGACCCTACAGCGTTGTTTATTGTTTTCATACCTTGAACATTACCATTCATCATCTTTCTAAACTTTTCTTGTAAGTCTGGATACTCATCTAACTTATTATAAAACTCTAAAACAATTTTTGCGGTATGAACATCAATCTTCATTTTACCGCCTTTATCAAAAGTAATTTTATCTTTTGTATTTTCTTTAACAATCTTTTCTAATACTTTAATATTTTCATCATGTGAAGAAAATGGACTATCGTAAATAAATTTTGATTGTTCTTCTAAACTTTTATGTGTACCAATCTTATCAATACTATCTTTGATTTGATTTATGAAACTACCATACTTCTTTTCTTCCGTAGAAAAACCATGTTTCTTTTTTGCCATGTTCATCGCGGTAGCGTACATAACTCTTTCAGCATCTTTGCCATATCTTTTTACAAAGTCTGCTTTCTTTGGTTTTAAATCTTTTACAAATTTTTCAGCGTCTTTCTCAACTCTATCTGGTACTGCAACTTCTTTTAGACCACGACTTAATTTATGCCATTGTCCACCACCCATACGATTATGTCTTAACGCACGGATCTCACCAGATACTGAATTTTGTATAATTAATATGCCTTGTGGATTCTTTATTGCCCATTGATATAATGTTCTATGACCTTCATCTTCCATATTGAGATACTTTGACCACTTCTCAAACTTCTTTTTACCTCGTCTGAATACATCAAACAATGCAGGACTTACATTGAAAGTTTTAGTTTTTCTTTTTACTTTCTTTGCCGTAGGTGGCATAGATACTGCACCATCACCTGCTACATTGGCAATCTCTTTTTTGACTTTTAATTTCTCTCTTAATGCTAAGAGTTGATTATTGAAATCTGAAAAACTTTGTGTCATTATGCTTCTTCTATGTCCTCTATCGTTACTAATAATACATCTTTTGTTTTATCATGTATAACTTCAAATACATCTTGCCCCATAACAGTATCTTGTGGTGCCTGGTCAGAATAGACATTTACTATATCGCCCTTCTTACCAATAACCTTATCATCTTCATCTACACCTACATCTTGTACTAATTTGTAAGCGCCTTTCAATAACTTGTCAGCGAAAGTGATTTCTTCTTTGATCTCACCATCATCTTCGTCAACTAAATCATTGTCTTTTAAATATTTATAAAACTCTTTTTCGACTAATTGTCCATCACTATCTTGGTATTCTCTCACATGTTCTTTAATTAAGAATAAGGCGGCAGCATAACTCGCCAATCTGGACTTACCACCAGGTACTTTTTCAATCAATTTCTTTACATTGAAAACTAACCTGTGTAAAATAGTATATGCTTGCCTTTCCTCCATTCGTTCAAGTGATTTGTATTTTCTTAATACTTTGCCTCTCTCATCTATAATACCAAGTCTATATGCCTCAGTTTTATTAAATGGAGTTACCAATAGTTTCAGAAATCTGAATGTGATAAAAGCGTCTATTGCTGGACTTGCCATCTATATCTTTCTTAATACTTCCATTATCTTTGGATTTATGTTAACCTGTTTCGCTTCACTCGTTTCCATATACTTTAAAAATATCAAAAATGTTTTAAGAGTAGACCAGTATTCTTGTCCAACTTTGTAGAACAGCAAAACTTTGGCTGCGTCTGGACCAAATACATTTGCCAAAACAATTATGTGGTTCATAATCAATCGTTCTTTAAGTATACCTGTTTTAGAATGTTTTTTAAACAATCGTTTCAGATACTTAAATCTTTTCATATCATCATAAAACTCTTTTTCACCAACCGCTTGTGGGTTATCATAATGTTTTATGGCAAACATCAGGACATTGTCCTTCGTTAGTCTATCAAATAACATTTGGTTACGCTAATTCAGCGTAAACCTTGCATGCTCCATTAGATAATGTTTCGTATCTTATTTTTAGTTGTCTTTCAATACCGTCATCATTCTTTACTTCACCTGCAGGTTCTTCACCTGTTTTACCATAAACCCCACCAAATTTAGATAGACCAATACTTGCCGTACCGTTCTTGTCTGCCATCTCTGGTAGTTCCCCAACCATTTCAACACCAAGACCGTGTAACTTACTTCGTAAGTGATTTACAGCAGCCGTAGGATTGATATGTTCCATACTTGCAATAGATCCTACAAAACGATTTATTCTAGCGACTATCTCGTCATTAGTGATATCGTTTAAATTATGATCACTGTCTGATGGAGCATTTACTGGAGTAGGTTTTGTTCTAATCTCACTTATGTTTTGAAACTCTTTAAATGATTTCATCTAACATCTCCCTTTGCTCTTTCAGGTCATCGCCCATGATTTCCTGAATAACTTTTTTCTTTTTCTTTTTAGGTTTATCTTCAACCTTTGGTTCTGGTTTAGTTTCAACCTTTACTTTTTCTTTATATGGTACCCCACCGGCACCGTATCTAATTACTTCCGTCATCACTTGCCTCTTTTGGTTCATCTTTGAGTAGTTGTTCACATACTTGTATTGCACCATGTATTGCTTGTAAATCAGCCATTGCTTTCTTTACAACTTCTTGGCCATCATTAATATTTTTTGCCACAATATCTCTATTCTCTTTAAGTTTGGCAAGTTTCGCTTCAATTTCTTTTTTCATGTTATCTCCATTTAACTGGGCGCCACAAGGGCGCCCTTATGATTATATATTATGCTAATGTGCAACCTTGATTTGCAAGTAAGTACCATTTGCTATTTGTGAATAGACAAATTGCCGCGTCCCCAGCGTCATTGAAAGTTAGTGTTGAACCACTTCCAAAGTTTGTTGGAGTTAGTGTACCATCTCCACCATCAGTTACCATAACTAGAAACTTAATTTGTCCTTCGACACCGTCAGCCATAGTTAATGCATTTGCACCAGTTGTAGTGATTTCAGTAATCGCTGAAACTACATCAACTGCACCTGCACCTGATAATGCTTGAGTTAAAGTGAACATTGGTGTTGCACCAATTTCTACTTGGTCAGCAGAAGCGTCAACTAGAAATGCCTGTGCATATGAATTAGTTTCTGCTCTAAAGTCTGTTTGACCACTTGCTTCGTTTATAACAACCTCTCTGTTGGCACCATCAACTCTAAATGCCTCTTCGTCATCATTAGATACGATAAAATCAGAATCCGTAGCGTCTGAATTTATTGTTACATTTGATGAAGCACCTGGGTTGATTGCTACCGCTGTAGGTATGTTAGCGAAAGCACTCGCAATAGATATTTTTTTGTTAATTGGTGTTCCTGATGGATCATCAATAACATGTAGTAAGTCAGCACTTGCTAAGTTACCTGATCCTAGATCAGTAAGTGCCGTGATTTTCTTATCAGCCATTTTAGTCTCCTATAAACCCCTATGTATTCGGGGAATGCTACTAGAGGTACGCATATGCTTAACCTCTATCAATAAGTGAGGGCGACTTATTCGCCCTCTATAAAAAGTTATTATGCCGTTACAGTAATACTTCCTGCCGCTGTACCAATCGCACTTGAATTTGTGATTGTAGCGTTAGTACCTGCTGTAGCAACGTCTTTAATTGTACCTGAGTTTAACGCTAAAGCGTTAGCACCAATAACTAATACGTCATCAGCATTTGTTGCCGCGTTACCCGCACCAATTGTTAATGAAAATACTAATTCGTTAGTACCAGTACCTGAAGCATAAGTCAAGTTATGAGGTCCTCTTCCTGAACCTGATCCTTGGTTACCGTTTGTAACTGCTAGATGTGGCGTACCACCTGATGTATCAACAACAACTGGCTCGTTAAATCTAACTCTTGCTTGTATTGTACCACCATCTGATTTATCAAAAGATGTTGTAATAAACTCTATTTGTGTAATATCAGCAGCCCCTATAGAAGCAGATAGATCGCCTATAGCGACCAAAACTTCTTCGTCTGCTGAGGTATTGTCGTTTCCAGATAATGCTGAACCCGCTTCTCTTACCCAACCCTTAGTATTGGCAAATACTTCTTTTTTCTCTGCCGTAGTAAGGTTCTTAGGTTTGCTTTCGTCAGCGTCTGTTGCACCCCATAGTCCCATTTTAATTCTCCTTAATTAAGTTTCTTAGTTAACTAATTACTATTTATAACCTATTCTTTTTAAATCACTAATTACTTGAGGTGTTGACTTATACAAGATAGGTTGACCACCCGCCGCTTTCCATTCTACTGTATTCTTTTTGAAATCATCAATAAGAACATTACCTTTTGCATATGCCCGTTTTTGATCTCTACGGACAATATGTATTCTTTCTTTATCAGTAAGTTTAAGATTTCTCTGTAACCACAATTGTTTACCTCTTATACAGTTCTTATCAAACGGAGTATATGCGGAAAGTATATGTGGATTAAACTTACGAATAAATGACCATAACTTCATGCCACCTGGTGTCCAGGGTAAAGTTGGCCAAAACATTTTGTATTGAGATACTGGTTCCCATTTCTGTGCGTCATTAGGCGCTGACAACCAGTCATTAACATTCTCGTAACCATACATACCCATAATGTTGGGCTTTGATGGATCCCTAGATTTTAATTTAAACATGTTGGCAATACCTTTGTTAAAATCACAAAGGACACCGTCCATATCACAATATATAGTTGGGAGACCGTCTTGTTCTTGGACTAATGTTATGCCTCGAATAGTCTCCGCAAGAGCGGAGTATTTCATTTAATCAATCTCTTTACTTATTGCTTTTCTTCTTTTGTGTAAGTATCTATCAGAAGCGTCAACATCGCCATCGTTATCAATGTCTTTGTCTTTTCTATCTTTAAACTTCTTTTTTACAGCGACTGGATTTACTTTGTCTAGTTCTGCCTCAACATTGTATTTCTTGCCACCTACAACAAACTCTTTATCACCTTTTTCTTTTGCAGCCTGTAATGCCTTACCAAATGCGTTACCTTCTTCGTCTTGTTTCGCTTCAGTATTGTAGAACATATCTTTGATTGTATCTACTAAAGACTTTACTTTACCCAGTTTTGCTTTTTCGATTTCTGCATTAAGGTCTTCACCATGTACTTTTACTGCTGGTTCACCTTTTGCGTCATCTTTATTTTTCTTTCTCATGTCTGCCGCGTCATCTTCATTTTTAGGTTTCTTACCTTTTTTCTTCATGTCGATTGCAATAGCAGCCTGTTGTGCTGGGTTCATCGCTTCTTGTTTGTCTTGTGCCTCTTTTGCTTGTACTGCGGCACTTGATTGTACTTCTGGTTTATTACCAACTAAATCATTTTGTTTGTTAGTAATGTCAGCAATAACTGAGGCTAGTGATCCCTTCTTTGGTTCTCCAAAGTATGTAGGGTTCCAACCTAAAGTTCTACCTGTTTTCTTTTCACTCATTTTAGTCTCCCTTATAAATCTGTGAATTTAATTTTACCACGAGGCATTTTAATGCCAAACTTATCTCTGACCATATCTACTACCTCTGGTGGCATAAAATAGTTTAACATATTTGCTAAACCTTGTTTTTCTTCTTTTGACCCTCTCATCATTTTTGATATTCTTGCATAAACTTTAGGGTCAACACTTTTAAATTTACCTTTTTGTTCGTCTAGTGTATCGTCTGCCAATACATCAATGTAAGGTAAAAACTCTTCTGGTAATTGTTTCCATTTCATACCAAATTTAAGAACCAGTTGTGCTTTTGCGGCACTTGATAGAATAGGTATGTCTGCTTTTGCTAATGCTAATAGATTTGGTTTTTGTAATCTATCTATTATCTTACGAAGTTTAGCAAACTTCTCTGGTGCTTGAGGTGCTACTTTACCTTTTAATGGTTCATACTCTTTTTTCAATCTAGCAATCTGTGATTTAGTAAATTCTTCTAAATCAGTTTCATCTTCAATATCTTTCTGTAATTGTTTGGCCTGTTTATCATGTGCCTTAACAGATTTCTTTAATTGTTTAATGATAGGTTTGATTGTCTCTTTATCTTTATCATCTAATGCCTCTGTTTGTGGATTCATTAGATAATCTCTAGCACCATTTAAGTCATCTGCGGCAACAGTAATCTTATCTGTTAACCATGACGGAAGTGGTTGTTCACCCATACCATTGAGTTTAGTCATAATATCATTACAATCCTCTATGATAGTTTTACAATGTCTTATAGCACTTGCCACATCAACATGACCATCTTCTTTCATCTCTGCTTTTTTGACAGTATCAATTTGTTTCTTTAGATCAGCAATCTTTTTTGCCTTTGCTAAATTGTCCTGTGCCTTAGCAACAGGATCTGTTTCTTGTTCTTTGACCTTTCGCATTTCTGCCAAAGTTTCTGCCATTGACTTGTTATACTTCATTTTTCTCTCCGTGTTACTATTTATACTAATTATCTACTTTACTACCACCACGCCACTGGTAACAACTCCAATAACCTGCGGTAGTCTTGTCTTTCTTCTGGTCGCAATTGTGTCGTGCCCTAAATGAGGCTCTTCTACCAGGGTCGTCTCTTTTGATTTCCATATTAGGATCGCCAAAGGTTACTTTAATAACATTACCTTTTTTGTTCTTAACATAGACGCCAAACTTTCTTTTACTGCCACTTGGTAATCTGAAAGGATCATTAAGATTTACTTTACGACCTTGATACTCTGCCTCAGTAATGCCCTCTGCCTCATGTTCATATACCATGCCCTCACAAACAAGATCAATGCGTTCTACCTCTTTTCTTGTTTTCATTATTTACCTCTTACTTTCGCAGCCAAGTCTTTATCTGCCTTACCCCAAGTACCAGATGATTTAGTTACAAAACTATTCACTCTTGCCATACCCCATTGTTGTGGTGTAGTACCAGGTCTATGTCCAGTTCTCCATGCAGCCATACCTCTGTTATATACTTTCATTAGAATACCATATGGCATACCAGATTTCGCTGCCTTCTTTTTGACGCCCTCATTCTCTGCCAATAGTTCATCTAACATTTCAGATACAGTTTGGTCTAATACAACTCTATATGCTGTACCATACTCATCTTTATATTGTTTGATTGTTTCATCTAACTCTGACCATGCTTTGATATCTTTGATTTCTTCTTTGACATCATCACCAAACATTCTCTTAAATTTCTTTGTATGTCTACTTGGTTTAGTTTTAGCGTCAGCATCACCAGGTGCAGGTTTATATGCCTTAGGATTATCATCGTCCATCTTTGCACCTTTTGAAAAGTGTCTATCTCTGGCAATCTTTGTTGATTTTGCAAAATCACCTTTACCAGGTTTTTGATAGTAAACTGCAGGTTGTGTGCCAGGTCTATCTTTGATATCTGGATCTTGTCCACCATATGCCGTTTTCTTTCTTTCACCATCGTGTTTCTTTTCGTCCAGTTCAACTTCTTCAAACTTTTGAAATTTTCTATCATCAACAAACTTTGCATAGTCTCTTACTTGACCTGGTGTTTTGATATTAAATTTTCTTTGTGTGTGTATTTGATTTGCATTTTCTGGTCCTTGTGTCCATGTATCTACATTTCCAACTTTTGGTTGTCCAGGTGTTACAACATTTAATTTACGATCTTTCTTTTCTGCCTTTTTAGTTTCTTTTTCTTCATCATCTGTATTTTTTTGTTGACTATCTTTAGCATTGTTTATTTCTTCTTCAAATGTAGAAAAAGATTTTAAAGTTCTACTATTCTTTTGTAATACTAATTTCTTTTTGTCAACATCTTCCGTTTGTAATTCTGTATCAATTACCTCTGCAGGTTGTATATCATCTAAAAATGCCTTCTCTACACCACCATCTTCCATTTCATATTGAATATAGTTTGGCCCTCTTTTGATAATCGTACCTACATTACGATTTGATATTACTTCAATTTGTTCACCCATTAAATAAATCTCATTATTGTGATACTGTTCTCTAATACTTTTCAAATCCTCATTATCATTAGGTGGTAGTATTTCTTCGTTAACTCCCATACCCTTTTTTAAGTCTTTAAATAATTTCATGGCGTCATTCTCCCTTGTGCCTGCGATAAGTCCTGCTCTAAAACTTTTGAAGTCATTTCTCATAGCAAAATCTCTCATCTTACTGGCACTCATGCCTGAGGCACCAGTTGCGTCTGGGTCTCTTGCCCCAGCACTCACTACTTCAATTGTATCAAAGTTATAGTCCTTACCATTATATTGTTTCGTTAATCTTTTAAATTCTGCGACCCTATCTGATCCTGCAACCATCATAACATCTGTATATTTTTTGTCAAATCTATTTTTCAATATTTCCATAAATGTTCGTTCTCTGCCTGTCGCTGGTAAAATTTGTATACCTACTGGATACATCTTTTTAAGATAGTCAATCTTTTGTTTTACACTCAATGGATTTTTTCTACGATCCTGAGTGGCACTCACATATAGCACAGGTAGACCTTTTACCCTTTTTGCCATAGTGATAACTCTATCAATTAATTTTTGATGACCTATCGTTGGTGGGTTCATACGACCAAAGGCAAACACTACGGTTTGCTTTCGTCCTACGCCCTTTCTTAATAGTTCTTTAATTGTCTTCATTAAATTCCTTAAATGATTTAATCTTTACACTTTCACCTCTAGCAGTTTTAAAATCACTTGCTTTTGGCGCACCTTTAGTGCCTGGTTTTCTCATCTTCTCACCAGACCCTTGTTTTATTCTTTGTCTTTTCTTATGAATATTTTTCCACAAACTCATTACTCGCCCCCTCCGTTGCCATTTCCATTACCACCATTACCTGGTGTAGCACCATTGCCATTACCATTCGCACCGTTACCATTACCATTGCCGTTACCATTACCACTTGTATTCTGTGGTTCTTGTTTTGGTCCTGGTCCTAGTCTACCATAGTAGGCATACTTTCTAAATTTAGGTACACACACTTTAAGTTTCTTATCGTACTTATATCCTGGTGGACACTTTTTACTTTCTGCAAATTGTTTAAAACTCCACATTAGCCTTCCCAATTTTTTGCAGCCGTAAAGTTTTGAATACTAAACTCTAGTCTATCAACTAACTTTACTGCCTTACCTTTCTTATCTACTGCAACATAACCTTCTGGGTTTGTTGCCTTTAGTCCGTTACCATCTCTCTTAAATGTACCAATAGACTTCGCTTTGTTTAGTTTGTCTATAATTACTTTTTTGGCTCTTTGTAAAGACTTATAAGTGGCACATGCCATGTAGATTGATTTATTATGTTCATCTATAAATTTGATACCAGTATCTTGTATTGTTTGATACTTTTGTTTTGAAGCGTCTGTCTTTACTCTATCAATTTCTTTTTGTGTTTTTTCTGCATAGTAATTTTTAAAATTAGTTGCCGTTTCAGTTGTAGATGGTAAATCAGTTGCGGCACGAATAAAACTGTTAAGATAAGTTTTAAGTTGTACACCTATAGATAAAGTATTCTTTTCTGTTTTAATTTTATTCAGTAGTTCTTTTGATTGTTTTAAACTACCACTTGCCATATTAATAATCTTTTGTAATTGTTGAGTTTCACCTATAGTCATAGTTGCATTACCAGATACATCTTTATATGAAGCGTCATCAAACCAGACATTAGGTGTTCTTCTTAATTTAGAAACATTGGCACCAAACTTGGCATTCATCTTATCAAAACTTCTACCTTTGTATGTTGTATGAAACACAATACCTAATTTACTATTTTTAATCTTACGACCAAATGGTGTATTTTCAGGTACCATGTAAACAATAGTATTAGGTTGAAAAGAAATCATTGTTTCAGATTTACCACTACCATCTTTGTAAGTAGTTAATTTTTTACCTGATGATGTAAACATTAAATCACCTTGTAGTATTTCTTTCATACCAAGACCAGAAAGATATTGTAAACATTCTCTTAATATATTTGCAACTGGTCCTTCATGGTTGTTTCTTATATCTTGTATATTGTAATTTACTTTAGGTGTCTTATTGAATACTGACTTTGTGCCTACAAAAAATTTACCATTCTCTGGACTTGGTCCACAAACTATTGCAGGTGCACCATCCCATTTTGTTGTAACATTTAATTTACTTGTTGAATTACCTGCCAACATATCTTTTAGACTTTCTAAAAAAGCAATCGCATTTTTACCACCATCAAAACCATTATTGATGATATCATCTTCTAAATGTTCTAGGTGTGTATTTTTATCTTCTACTAATAACATTAAAATTTTATATTTCTTCTAAATGATACTTCAGGTATTGCACCTAAAAATTTCATTAATCTATTTACACTTGACTTGGCAAAACTACTTGCCTTTGCAATCACTCTACTAAACAAAGACTTGACTTTGTTTTTAATTACATCTATAATACCCTCATCTAAACTACCATACCATTCATTTGAGTAATCTTCTTTTTGACCTGCCATACTATCAACAATCAAAGATACAACTGACCAAAAATTATATTCACCAGTTTTTTGTTTCTTTACAACTCTACCACTTGTTTTAAATCTTGCCTGTAGTTTCATAGCGTCTGCAATCTTCTTACAGTAGGCGTCATCATCTACGCTTTCTATTCTTACTTTACTGCCATCAGCACTTGCAACGACCATAAACTCTGCCGCACTATTACTACCTTTACCATACTTCTCATAACCAGACATCGCCTCTCTAGCAAATGCAATCTTAAACTTGGCACTCTTTTCAAACAACTGACCTAAATCTCTCATACAATCTTTATGTGCAGCCTCTGCCGCATTTACAACTGGGTTATTACCTTTCTTAATAATAGGTCTTAACTTACCAGGTGCAAGTGTAGATGTAACAAAACCATCAAAGGTTTTATTTGCTTGTTTAAACTCTGGTGATTTTTTAAGTGCGGGTGTTGATTTCAATGCCGCATAGAATGTTGCGGTACTCTCTGCCTTACCACCTGACATCAATTGTGCCATGCCAATCTTTAGTGATAATCTTTTATTGCCTATGAGTATGTCTGTTTTAGGTGTGGTGTCTGTTGCACCATATGAAGACCAGAAAGGTGTTAATTTAGATTTGGCACGACCATATTGTTCTGCCTTAGCATTCTTGTTACCAAATCTTTTTGCGATTGCCTTGGCGATGAGTTCGCCTGCTTTTAATGCTGCCTTTTCTTTCTGCAACATTTTAAATACACCTGGATTGATGCCAGATGTTGCAAGGTCTAGTTTCTTGCCATTATTCTTATGCCAACCAATAACTATGGCAGCCTCGTAATCTTCAGCCTTTAATGCCTCAGTTAGTGATGGACCTTCGTTATCCCAGTCTGTAAAACTCTTAATAGTCATATACTCCCATTAATATATTAAAATAACTATTTAGTCAAGCAGAAACTGTGGTATACCTCCATTTACTAACCATATTTGATTTTTATTATGAAATTCTGCAAATTCTTTTGCTTTATCACGGAACTTAAATACTTTTATTGTTCTTTCTTTGTTCTCAACTACTGCAAACTCATAAGACTTGCCTTTGCGTTTAGTTTTTACAGAATACTCTATATTAGAACTTGAAGTCTTGGAACTTCTTGTATTTTTCTTCTGGACTTTCTTCCGTCTTTTCAAGGTTGTGTTCGACATATTTCTCCTGTTCTGGTTGTATTAAGTTTTGTGCCTGTTGTTCTATATCAAACAGTTTCATTCTGGCACGGTCAACACCAATAATAAACTTACGATTTACTGTTGGGTCATTATATCTGTTCTTCAACTGTTTGACTAACATCTGGCCTGCTCTTTCTAATTCTTCACTACTAATTAAGGCAAACATAAAGTCTGCTGTAGCGGGCAAACCAAAACTCTCTGAGGTATCTTCTAAACCAATATCACTAGATACAAAACCAGATCTGGTTGTTTGAGTTGCGGTTACGATTGGTACATCTAATTCTACTGCAAGACCACGCATTTCTTCAGCGATTGCTTTTACATAGGTATATGAGTTTACATTTGCACCAGGTTTAAATCTACTACTTGCACATATATTAATATAATCAACAAATATGATATCTGGTTTAAATGTTCTCTTTAGTGCCAACTCGTTGACTAATGCACGGTAATGATTAACACTTGCACTTGCTGTTGGATATTCTTTGATAATTAAAGTGCCAGTAGTTTTATTTTGTAACTTGACTATCTTTTCGTTAAATAACTTTTTATTTAACATATGTAAATCTTCCATAGATATGCCAAGTAAGTTTGCGTCTATTCTTTCAGCAATTCTTTCTTCAGCCATTTCCATGGTGATATACAAAACATTTTTATTCTGTGCCAATGCACCTGCAGCCTGATGACACATAAACAAAGTTTTACCAACACCCGTGCCTGCCAATGCAACATTAAGAGTTTTTGTAGGCAAACCACCTTTGGTTACTTTGTTAAAATAATCTAAATCAAATGGTATTCTGTTTTCTTTTTTGTGGTAAAAATCAAATCTTCGTTCTATATCTAGTAAGTAATCATGGCCAACATTACGATCAAAACTAACAGATAGAGCGTCCCGTAATATTTCTGGTATAGCCTCAGGAGTATGTTTCTTATCTTTTCCATCTAATATATGTATACCGTCCATTACTGCATTATGTACAGCACGGTCTTTACAAAATTTTTCTGTGGTATTGACTAACCAGTCTAGGTCTATTTCTTCTTTGTTAAGTGTAGATATTAAGTCAACGATTTGTTTATATTCGTCTTCGTTTAAATCTTTGCGTTTACCAATATCAATTTGTAGAGTTTCTTTAGTAGGTCGTTTATTATATTGGTCAATAAACTTTCTGATCTCATCAAATACAATTCGTTCTTTACGGTCATCAAAGTATTCTGCCTTGAGAAAAGGTAATACTTTTCTGGTATAGTCTTCGTTATGTAATAAATTTTTAAGTGTTGTTCTCTCTATTCTTTCCGCTGTTACCATTATTATCCTTCTCTACTTCGATTGCTAAAATGTCGCCCATGACATTTATAAAACTTTCTGAATTGGTATCTATATCTTTTGGATTTTCATGTACATTATATTCAAACTTTAACCGTAACTTATCGTTTTCTTCTATGGGTGTTACTTTACCATAAGTGTACATAACACCCTCGAACTCTCCTTCTTGTATAAGAAACCCAGTCAAATCACTTTGTGGATTTTGCATATAACTATACTTCGGGATTGCCATAACTATATTCTTTTTTTGCTGCCTCGTCTAGTTGTGCCATTATATCATCAGTAAAATATTTCTCTGGTTCGTTGTAGATAGATTTGGCATATTGTTTAGTGCCATCTGGTAGTTCTATTCTTGTTGATACTTGTTTAAATATACCATGTTTAACTGCCAGATCAAGTAAACCATAATACTTGTCTAATCCAGTTTCATATCTTAATCTAACATCGACCATCATATTCTCTTTTGATAATCTGGACTTTTGTGTCTTACAATGTATGATATTACCAATGACCTCTGTACCATCTTTTTCTTTTTTCTTTGATAGGTAAATGATTGTACTTGCGGCATATTTAAGTCCACTACCACCACCCATTTCTTTAGTTGGCATATATGCACCAACAACATCATAGGTATGATTAGTAATAACCATAGGTACTTTTGCACGACCAAGTTTCAAAGTCAACACTCTAAATGCAGCCTTCAATACTTGAGCCCTAGTCATATCTCTAGTTTCTTTACCATCTGCTGTATCTTCAACTTCTTTTGTAGTAGATAACATACCAAGACTATCTAATACCATAAAGATAGGTTTTCTATCTGCTTCATCTTGTTCCATGTATTTATCTAATACAGTTATTGCCTGTGTTCTAAATTCTTGTACAGTTGTTACTGGCATTATAATCATTCGTTCACTATCAATACCACGATTTTCGATTAGTTGTTTTGTTAACGCACTTTCACTTTCAAAGTATATCACACCTGCGTCTGGGTTACTATCTAAAAAGTGTTTAACCATGCCTAGTACAAAGAATGTTTTACCAGTTGCACTTTCACCTGCTAATGCGGTAATCTTGTTTGATGGTATGCCACCATGAATACTACCTGACAATACTGCATTGAATATATGTGAACCAGTATCAATAAATGTATCTACATCACCTGCTTCTACACCTTCACTTACTAAACTGGCATATTCGTTACCTGTTTCTTTAATTATCTGTTTCAGAAAGTCTGGCATTGTTTGTCTCCTTTTTTATCATAAAATCTAATTTCTTGTAGAGTTTGCCTACAGTTTCACATTCTGTTATCTGTATTGCACCTCGTTGTAATGACGCTTGTAAAACCTTTATCATAGTTTGATAATCACCAAGGTTTAGATTTTGGTCGTCTAGTTTTTCTAAAAGTTCTTTCATTATATCACATTCCTTTCCATAAGTCAAGCATTATCTTATAATTTGTATATCTGCACCCTCTGTCCATATCTCAAGGTCATTTCTTACCATTTCATTGGCAACTAATTTATTATATCTTTTAGTAGCAATCTTTTGCCACCATTTAATTACATTTTCAAAAGAAAATTTATCGTAATGAAATCCTGGTTTTAGTTTATCTGTTTTACCTTTAATATAATCTGGTACATTCTCGTAACCGTAATCACTTACATAAAATCTTTTCTTTTCTGTTAAAGACTTCTTGTCTTCTAAAAATTTTACAAATTTATTATACAAGTGTTCGTTATGTTTTTTTAATGATGATTGTATTATATTTATCATGGCATGATGTGTTGTCAACTTACGACTACTAATACCATCTTTTACAATAGGTCCACCATTCTTCTCTTTAAACCAATCGTTTATCTTTGTAAAACTTTCACCATGTAACATAGGTATAAAATTACTTTCTGTTACACCTTTAAATCGTAAGTAAGGTTTCATACCATCATATTGACTTGACGATTTACTACTACCATATAAACTTGTTGTTTCAAACAAACATATATTTGTGTTATACTTATCATCTATCAGTTTCTTTATTCTATGACTACAACATATCGCGGCAAGTAATTTACCACCAAGATAGTTGTAACCAAATGGTTGTGTAGGCACAATAGTGAAACCCATGATTGCGGCATGATTAAATCTTTTCATTTCTACCTTGTCTTGCGTTTTCAATGGTCTACCTAATACTTCGTTTCTAGGTTTACTATTCATCATAGGACTACCAAAACGAATAAACCCTACAATCTTATTTGTGTTTGTTTCTTTTACAATTATTCGTATTGCCTTACCAGGTATACTTGCCATCGCGGTATGACTTGTAACTTTATTTAATATTCTGGTAAATGTATCGTTGTCCATTTCTTGTATATCAAAATTCATATTCTCTGGCAATATGCCAAAGTCATTAAAGAAATCATCTTCATCTGCCATACCAGGTAATTGAAATGGAAAGTCTTTTACTTGTTCTAGTTTTTGCTCTTTAATATATTGATCTATTCTATCAAACTGAGCAAAGTAGTTTGTAAAATATAACATCGCCCATTCAGCGTCTTGTTGATTTAATATCATGCAAAAAAGTCCTCAATAGTATTACTATCAGAGGCGTCTATATGCCAGTTGATTGCACCTAGAATAAATCGTAATGGTTCCATAAATGATTTAGTGAATTGTGTTTCATAATCAATATACCCATGCATATCAAACTCTTTAGGTAATTTAGATATAAAAGTAATACAGTTTGCATTCCATAGATTTTTTCTTAGGTGAATATATTTACCTTTGTCGCCCTCATAGATAGATTGAAACTTATGACCAATCTTTTTAATTTTAAGTAGGTGATTATACATCAATGCACCTTTAACATGCATTGGTGTACCTTTCTTGTATATAGATGTTCTATCACCATATTTCTTCACACCATTTATACTACGAGGAAAAGCAATCTGTTCAGGTGGTAACAATTCAAACTCACGCCTAAAGTCAATAATAAATTGTTTCATTTCTTGTTGATCACCACCCATGATAACTTTGAATGCCTCTTTAAGTTTATCTCTACAAGGTAAAGGGGTAGAAGTTTTTACTGCCTCGATACCCATGATTTTTAATTTAGGTTCTGGGTATTGTACACCCTCAGAATTATGAACATTAAGAATATATCTTTTCTTTGCCGTCCAGATACCTTTGTCAGCGATAACTTCTCTTTTCATTACCATTTTGTTTTCATAAACATTCATGTAACTACCAAGTTCGTTATAACACTTTTCGATATATGGTTCAAACTTTTCTGTACAGAATTGATCTAATGCTTTTACGATTTTTGTTTTATCAGTTGCACCAGTTAACTTTACAAGTGGTGCCATATTAACATAGATACTATCTGTATCAGAGGCAATAACATAATCTTTATTGTCTGTTTTATATAACTTGTTAAAATACTCGTTGACTTTTTTATCTATCCATCTGATATTCAATTGACCAGATGTAGTGATTGCTTCTGCCTGTCTGTGGTCATAGTATCTAAAATATTTGTTACCAATCGCACCATAGGCACTATTTAAAGAAATCTTTTTAGAATGTTGTATTAGATAAAATTTTCTTGCCAGTTTTTCATACTTCTTATCTTTTGTGTTGGCATACATTTGTTCTGCCTCTAACATTTTCTTTTTGTAGATAACACGGTCGTCATATTCTCTTTTAATAATTCTAGGTAACATACCAAGTTTATTTGTTTTGTACATTGTGCCATTTGCAGCCATACAATTACCATCAGACATATCAATCTTTTTGTCTAGTAGTTCATCTATCAATACATCTTTACGATCAGATAATATTGTCTCTGGTGAAATATTATACTGCATAATCAAATGTGGATATAGTGAGTTTAAATCAAACGATACTACCCAATCATGGAAACCAGTAATAGGTTCTTTTACATATGCACCAACAAGTTCTTTCGATTGTGGATTCATATCACGCATTGGTACAATCGTATTTGTTTTTAATAGTTCGTTGTAAATAATAGTGTCCCACATACGAACCTGTGAGAATACATCTTCATAATTTACTTTGGCATTGTATGCCATAGTGATTGCAAGTTCTATCAGTTGTAATCTATCTTCTAGTCTATCAACTAATTCAACATCTTGTATATTATAATCTATGAATGATTGTATGTCTTGTTGATACCATTCTTTGAAAGTATCATATGGGTTATCGTCTTTTGTTTCACCAAGTTCTACAAAACCAATATGGTCTAGTTTATAACTCTCTTGGTTTTTGATTGTAAATTTTTGATAAAGTTGTAGGTAATCTAATTGTGCAATACCATGTAATCTAAAATAAGTTTGTGTCTTACCCATATAGTAGGTACTATCTTCCATGACTTGACCCCAAGGCGACATTTTATTCTTTACAGTTTCACCAAGTATCTTATCAATTCGTCTTACAAGATATGGTATGTCAAAGTATTTACTATTCCAACCTGTAATGATGTCAGGTGTATATTCTTTCCAGAATTTAATAAACTTGATAAGTAAATCTTTTTCATCAATACATTTTATATAATGCACATTATCTTGTTTAGGTTTATAATCTGCTAAACCCCAAACCAATATTTGTTTTTTAACTTGGTCTTTGATTGTTATACAAATCATTTTTTCTGCATGGTCTTCTACATTAGGAAAACCATGTTCACTTTCAACCTCAATATCAATAGTGTAAATACGAAGTTTATCTTTATCATATTCTACTGTGCCAGAATATTTGTCTGAAATAAATTGATATTGAAATCTATCTGTGCCATAAACAAAGTTTTTATGTTCTTCATATCTTTTGATGGCACTTCTTGCCTCTCTTATTGTATTATAAGATTTAGGCATAAGACCTTTGCCATCTAAAGAGTTATGGGTACATTGACCTTTGAATGGAAAATATAAACGAGGTTGGTATTTTATTCTTTCAGAAAATCTTTCACCGTTTTGAAAACCTCGTATGTGTAGAAAATCGCCATGTGGCGTAACATTCGTATAAAAATCCATTATGTAATTATATCAGGTTTTGACTTATTTGTCAAGTGGAAAATGTTTGTCTAATGCCTCAAGTTGATCTTCGTACATAGCAATCTGATTAAGTTCTTTTTCTAAAGTTTCAATGATATCGCTATGTTCACCTATGCCTACAACTTGTCTCATGTAGACTTCCACATTTGCTTTATGTTTATCAATATGTCCCTGTGCGTGGGATCTAAGCGCTTGTATTATTTCCGTTCTCATTTTTCTCCTCACTTGGTTTTTTACCAATGTTATATTTTGGTTCTAATATCCATTCATGTTTTTCTTTGAATGGTAGTACCTTAATTTGTGATAGAGGCGCTGTTGTGGTAACTTCACCAACAAGTTCTATAAGTCCCCAATCACTTAATAATTTACCAATAGTATTTCTTCTTTCAATATCATTGGCAAAAATATTTGCTGTCTTGCCATCTAAGGCAAATAACTCTTTGAAGTGAACAATAAAATATCTACCTTGTTTATGTAGTATATGACAAGATTGATATATCTTCCGTTCTTTTCTACTTGCAACACCTATTCGTGTTAGTGTCTCTCTAATTTTTAGGAAATCGTCTGGCTCTTTGATTTTCACCTCGAGCATTTGATCTGGTTTCCATTCTATAACTTCACTCATTTTTTCCCACCTTTATATAATCTCTCTTTTATATAATCAATCTGTGATTTGGTAAGAATGTTGAGAGCCTCACTTGCTTTCTTATTTGAGTAACCATAGTATTGTTTTATAACATCAATATCTTTGATCTTACTCTTTGTTAACCACTTACTAAATCGTTTCTTATTTCTTATAGTATTTAGTAGAAACGAAAATTGCATGTGTTTTGAGGCATGATGTAACCTATTCATTTCGTTAGCATACATCACCGTATCAGGAAAGTAAGATAAACCTTTGTTGATAATGAATGGTGGATATTTCTTTTCCCAATCTTTATCATCACTATCTAGTAGTTTTTCTTTCGACCAGTTGATTGCGGTGAGGTAGTTTGTTAATTTATACTCACTCATTTGAATTTACACTCACCCATTATTTCTGTTAAACATGCCACCATATTTAACTCTGGGTCAGCCACAAACGCATTTTTATATTGATATTCTGCCAATAGTATAACCATAGGTGGTATACTTTCTGGTTTCATAGTATTATAAAAGTTTGAATATAAATCTTTAAATAGTCCTGCAGGATCTTGGTCAATATTATCTACGACCCACTTTCTCATATCACCAAAGTGTCTATTCTTTAGTGCCTTAGATAATGATTGTAGGTTTGCTTCAGATATTGTTACAAGTATGCCAGTATCTATTTTACCAGATACAGAATATCTTTGTAACTCGTTTATTGTTCTTCTAAAGTCAGGATAATATTTGATGATTAATTCTGCAACAACCTTGGCGTCAAAGTCTATGTTCTCTTGTTCAAGTATTGTACATAATCTTTTATGAAATAAACCTGCTAGTTGTTCTTTATCTTTATTCTGTATTACAAAATTTATAACAGTACACCTAGAATGAATAGCAGGTATAATTTTATTCTTGTAATTACATGTAAATATAAATCTACAATTATTACTAAATGTTTCGATAAAGTTTCTTAACGCAGGTTGCACGGACTCAGCATTCATATAATCTGCCTCGTCAACAATAACAACTTTTGGTTTATCACTTTCGTTTAGTGATACAGTACTGGCAAAATTTTTGATTTGATTTCTTACAACATCAATTGAACGACCTTCGTCAGAACCATTGATGACCATAACATCACAATCAAGTTCATTACATAGTGCCTTAGCGACAGTAGTTTTACCTGTACCAGCAGTACCAGATAATAATAAATTTGGTATATCACCTTGATTGAGTATAGACTTAAAAGTCTTTTTAATCTCAACGGGTAATATACACTCGTCAATCGTAGAAGGTCTATACGCTTCTACCCATAATGTGTTGTCCATAATTATCCCTCATACTTACTTGTATTTTCTAACGCAACCCAATATTGTAGGGCTTTGTTCTTATGTTTGAAATTAGAAATAAGTTTAGATGATATATGAACAGTATAATCACCAGGTAACATTTTAAGATGTTCAGTTTTAAAATGAAAGTCAAACGATTTGTTTGTATCACAAACGCCAACTTTTACACCGTAAGTGTTCGCTGTTTCGTTCTTCTTATCTATCGCGGACATCATTATATCACCATCATTTGATTTAACAGATATGTCTGGTAATTGTAACATCGCGGCTGCCTTTTTAACTTTAATTAGGTCTGCCTCAGTAAGTGTAAACTCTACCTCTGTGTCAGGCATTTTTACATCTTTTTGTGGGGTAGTTAAGATAGAAGCGTCAGCGAAGAAATATTTAGACTTTGTAGAAGTACCTTCTTCATTGATTGTCATAAACTTTTCATCAAAAGTAAATGTTGGTTTACTGAATAAAGACATCATGCCTAAAAATTCAGATAGGTCGTATATGGCAATATCTTGCGGAAAGTCTTCTTCGACCTCTGCTGTTGCCAATATGTTTTTCATTGTAGAGATAGTCTTAATAGTTTTACCTGGTGTGATCATCAAGTTAGGATTGATCTCACTAAAGTTTTTAAGTATCTCTTTGGTATTATCACTTATTTTCATTATATAATCTCCTAGTCATTAGGGTTGTTTAACTTCTCTGCCATTGGGTTTCGAAGTGGTGCATTATCGTTCCATTTACCAATATCGTGTTGTAGTAAATCTTCGTTTAGTGTTTCAAATAAAGACTTATCATTACTATAGTGGTCTTGCGATAATTGTATTATAGCATAGTGAATAACTTTCATAAGATCATTCTTATTCTTGCCATCTTTTTTGCCATATCGTTGGGCATACTTTAAAATATTGCCCATACAAAAACCTTCACCATGACCTTGGTCAATGATGATTTCAGTTGCTTGTTTTTGTGTAGTTGAGTAATGTGAACGATAGGTTTTATCAATATACCTTTTCACATCATCTAAAATAATATTTTCTTTAAATTTATACATAATCACATTCTATCATAATTTAGTTTAAAAGTCAAGCGGGGTTTACACCCCGCCCAAAAAATTTATGCAATATCAATTGTTCTAGGTTTCTTACCTTCTGGTACGATTTTCTCTAAAGCAATTTTCAACATGCCGTCAACCATTTCTGCACCTTTCACTTCAACATCATCTGCCACAGTAAACGATCTAGTGAAATGTCTTTTTGCAATACCTCTATGTATTGTTTCAGTATCATCTTCATCTTTGTGGATAGATTTTATAGTCAATGAGTTATCAGCATAATGGACATCTATATCTTTTTTATTGTACCCGGCAAGTGCCAGTTCAATAGTCCAGTTTAGTTCGTCTTTACCTTTAACGATATTATATGGTGGAAAAGTTGTTTGCTTACTATCTAAATGTAAGTCAAAGTGATGGAAGAGATTATCAAACCCTATTGAGTAAGGTCTTAAATCACCCCATATTGATAAATTTCTTGTGCTATTCATAGTATTACTCCTGTTTAGCAAGTTTAAAATGTATA